GGGACCACGCCAGTCCTGGCGGCCGGCACGTGCGCGAATGGCCATTGGGGCGATCAGCTGAGGGTCCTGATGGTCGCGGGCACGGACACGAGCGCAGGAGCCGAGCAGACCGTTAAGGTCTACGCTTGGCAGCGGAAGATCTGAGGCTGAGGAGCGCGAACTGCAACGCCACCTTGGCAGCAGCGTAACGCCCCATGCAGCGGCGGCCGCATTGGAAATGCTGATACCACGTCAGCGGTAGACGGCCGACTCGCGCAGCGAGGGATCGTCGCTTGAGCACAAACGGGTAAGTTGCCGATTCTGTAGACATTGCGAAAAGAATAGCAGAAGCGACCATGGATAGGAAGAGCGACCACAGAACAGCCGCGTGGGATGCGCAATATCGGGCGCAGATCGCCCAGCAGATGCCACGGTGCCTGGAGCATCGAAAACAGAATGCGCTGGCGCCATTCCCGACGTCGATGCCGCATCCAGACGACTACCGATACTGGCCGCGTCCAGGGAGCGAGTTCTAATGAACAGCCTCACCACCATCGACGTGATCCCTACCGTCAAGGTGAACCCGTGGACGCAAATCATCGTGTACCGAACCGGGTTGAGCTGCAGGTATTTCTTGGGAGGAGCGTGCAATACCGTGATCCCCGTGAACTTCAGTGAGTTGCAACGACGATTCGTGAGAGAGCCAAAATGAAGCACTCAGCAAAGCACCCAGGGTTTGCGGCCATTACGTCTCGCGTTGCCAGGCGTGAAGGCATCAGCGAGGACAGGGCACGAGCCATCATCGCGAGTTCAACGCGTCATGCCAGCAAGGCTGCCCGTAAGGCGAACCCAAGACTCAAAAACGTCGCGCCGGCGAAGAAGAAGTAGCGAACGAGTTTGGACATACATCTCGATCGGTACCAATCCAAGGTCTTCCAGAAGGTCGGGCCGGGCAAGACTGTCGTGATGTGTTTCGGCCGCGGCGCTGGCAAGACGTGGCTCCTGCGGGTGCTGCTGCACTGCCTGGCCATGGGCAAGCCGGACATGAAGATCGGGCTCTTGATGCCCAGCCTGAAGCAGGCTAGGGCGGTGTTTTGGTACCCTCATCTGCTGCCCGACTACTACGGGGAACTCAAGGGAGCCATCAGGGGAAAGCCGAATCTGTCGGAGCTGTCGGTCGTCTACACGAATGGGTCGAGACTGTCGACGTGGGGCTTCGAGAACGCTGGCAGCATCCGAGGACAGCGTTTCGACGTCATCGTCCAAGACGAGACGGACGACATGAGCATGGAGCTCGAGGCATCGATCGTTGAACCGACGATGTCGCGGGCCGGCAAGAACGCGATCGTCGTCAAAGCCGGCACGTATACGCGAGGTCGGTACGGAATCCTGTATCGAGACATGTCGCTCGCGTCGGCCGGAGAGCCCGGGTACTTCGGACTAAGGATCACGTCCGAGCAGTCGCCTCAGGTCGACCAGGACTGGCTAAAGTCGGTAAAGCAGCGCATCAACCTACGCACGTACGACCGTGAGTATCTGGTCAATCCTGACAGCGGTGAGGGCCTGGTCTATCCGCACTTCGTCGAGGTCCCGCGCGAAGACGGATTCACGCACGTCGTCGAGGCACGACAGACCACATGGTCAGAGGTCCTGGTCGGGTGCGATTGGGGATTCGAGCATCCAGGCTGCTATCTTGTCGGTGGAGTTATTGGGTCCGGCAGAGACGCGGTCGTGCACTGCATCGAGGAAGTGTACGCTAGCGGCTACACCGAAGGATGGTGGATCGAGCGCGCCAAGGAGATCCGAGCACGATATCCGTACGCACATTGGTACGGCGGGCCAGACCGACCGGAACGAATCGAAGCGCTGAAGTATCAGGCGCACGTCAACATCCAGCCGGCGGACAACTCGGTCAAAGAAGGAATCGACACCGTGGCCGACATGATGGCAATCTGCGAGGACGCGCAGGGCCGGTACACGCACCTGCTCGTTGACCCATGTTGTAAGGGCCTCATTGCGGAGTTTGGCAAGTACCGACGGCGTAAGGACGTGAGGCGCAGTGCCGGCGGAGACCCCGTGTTCTCAGACGAGATCGAAAAGGTCTCGGACGACGCGTGTGACAGTCTTAGGTATATGCTGCACAGCCGGTTTGGCAAGCAGCAATCTAGGCGCTTCGTCCGCTCCGGATACCAAGACGCCGGTTGACCGCCATGCCCCAACTTGAGCCGCTCAAGATCCGAGACGCCGAGAAGGCGCGCGAGCTCTGTCATAAGAACTTGTCGCCCCGCTATCGTCGGCTTGACAACTTGGAGGCATACGTCGAGTGCCGCCAGTACGATGGCCGCACCCCGTGGGAAGACGCGAGCGAGAAGCCGCTTCGCGAGCGCGAGCCGCCGGTCAAGTACCCGACGGTCTGGATGGCGATCGAGTCGAACAACGACTGGGTCATGGGCGAAGGCCGCTGGCCCAACATCACGTCGTTTGCGTCTGAAGACGATACATCGCTCGATCCTGACTTTGGGTTGAGCAAGGAGCAAAGCGAGACGCTGGACGGCGTTATAAGCCATGTGGTCAAGCAAAGCCGATTCGTTACAGTCATCACGGAAGCGCTGTCGGCCGCGCAGGCATGCGGGACCGCCGTCACGATCTACTCGGTGCGGCGAGGCCGCCTTTGCGGCGAGACGGTTCGGTCCAAGTGGTGCTTTCCGAAGTTCTCGGAAGAGAACCCGCAGGAGCTTGAAGAACTCGATATCCGGTACCCGTACGTCGACGAACAACAAGAAGAGAAGTCTGGCGAGTGGGTTGCGAAATGCCTATGGTTCAGGCGCCTCATCACCAAGACTGAGGACATCCACTTTCTGCCAGCCGATGCCACGGAAGACGATACCGAACCGAAGTGGGCAGTTGACCATAAGCGATCCAAGAAGCACGACCTCGGGTTTTGCCCGGCCATCTGGTTCGCACTACTGAAGCCCGTCTCGGCTACCAACCAGATCGACGGCACCGCGATCCACGAGCGTCGGTTCGAGCTCATCGAGCGGCTCGATTTCGCGCTCAGTCAGAAAGATCGTGCGGCCTTCTACTGCGGAGATCCGCAGCTGGTCGAGACTGGCGTACCCAAGGATGAAGAGCCGGCCGAGCAGGGACGGCAGCAGCGCACCATCACGAACTCGGCGGGCTTCAGCGCGACCGTCCCGACCGGGAAAGCGGTGGCGCGTAAGCGTGGCGCCGCGACGGTGTGGCGCTACACCGATCCGGCGGCCAAAGCATTCTACCTGACCCTCGGGGCCGATGCCCTGAAGGCCCTGGACGACAACGCGCGCGACCTGCGGGCCAAGCTCCAAGAGGCCCTCAACGTCATCTTCATCGACCCCGACCACGTCAAGTACGCGGCAGAGTTCAGCAACAAGGCGCTTAGGACGCTGCTGAAGCGGCAGCTAAGTCATTGCGACAAGATCCGGCAGAACATGGGCGACGAGCTCATGATCCCGTCGATCTGCATGATGCTTCGAATTGCCTACACGGTCAATAGCCGAAAACCCGGGTCCGTGTATCTGCCTGGACTCGACAAGGCAATGCCGATCCTAGCCAGGTACGAGCGCGACATCGAAACCGAAGACGGCCAGACGGCGGCGGGTTGGTTCAACCCGCACGTCGATCTCAAGTGGGGCCCGTACTTCGAGCCCGATGCTCTGGAGGAGCAACAGATCGCGACCAGCATCGTGCAGTTGTTTGCGGCCAAACTCATCACGCGCCAGACCGCAATCGAGCGGCTGCCCGAGTCGTACGGAATCAACAACGCGGCCGAGTACGCCAAGACGGTCGAAGATGCCGAGCAGGGTGAGCACGATCGGCAGCTTGAGCTCATGCACGCCATGAACAGCGCCACGGGCGAAAACGAGGAGACCGGTGGACGAAGAGGCGGCCCGAACCAAGCAGGCCCAGGCGGCAATGCTGCAGGCGGAGTACCGGCAAAGGCAAAGGCTCGAACTCGCGGCGGCGCTGCTGCTCCTGTGGGGGCGACCACGTAAGCAGTCGGTTCAGGAGCTCCTGGCCGCCGCCATCAGGGAAGGCACCATAGGGTCCTACCGGGCGGGCGTCCGAGAGGGCCTGCGGGACGTCGCGCTGTTCAGCAGCCGGACGGCGCAATCGGTGGAGTTCGTCCAGTCCATACCCGATGAGGTGCTGATCCGCCGACGTGCGAAAGGGGCGGCGCGAAACTACGCCGACTCGTACCTGGAGCGACTCGACGGCAAACACGAGACGGTTCGACTGTGGGGCCAGCGGGCGGCCGCCCGAGAAGCGATTGGTGAGGAGGCCTACCGCCTCAGCCGTATCGCCGCTACCGAGACTCCGCAGTTCTTCAACGAGGCCAGGCGCGAGACCATCAAGCAATCACTCCGAAGATCAGGCGTCGACGAAGCGCTGATTGTCCGGGTTTGGAATGCCCAGCTAGATGCATGTCCCCATTGCTGGGCACTAGACGGGCAATCGACTCCGCTGAACGAGCCGTATTCGAGTGGCGAAGAGCCTGGTGCCGTTCATCCATTCTGTCGATGCGTGGATGTTCTGCGCATAGTTCACTGATTCACAAGTAACTCTCAACGCGACGCCGGCGGCAACGGGCGAACGAGAGGAAGTAGGTGAGTGATGTTCTGCCAACGATGCCAGCTCGACGTGCATCCAGCCAAGACGCTCGGCGGCGCCACAACGACGATGCAGATCGCGGAAGATGGCTCCATGACGGCAATCTCGGGCGAGACCGTGCACGCTGGAGGGTTCTATAACCAGTGCCCCAAGTGCAGCTCGATCCTTCCTGATCCAGAACCGTCGGCAGACGATGCTGCGGTTCCGAATGCGGTCCAACCAGAGGCACACTCGGCATCGCAGATCGTGCGCGATGTGTCGGCAAAGCAGCAACCCAAGCGCACCGGAGGCGTCTTGGAGGACGCGAGGCTTGAACTCGCGTACGTCGATGCCGAGATCGCCAGCATGATGGCCGAAGTCGGCAAGCTCAAGACCGAGATCCAGCTAAAGAGGGCGCATCGCAATGGCCTGATGGCTGTTCTGCGGGCCTATGAGCGGGCGGCGCGTCCGAGAGTGCCGACAGGCAATGAACCCGACAGACAACCGAATGAGTTACTGCGGCCCATTACCATAGCGAGCTGACGATGTCGAAGCACAACAGATGGCAAGCTCAAGTACGGCAGGGTAGCGTCACGGAAGCTCCTGCCCAAAACCAGACCGAACATGAAACTGAACCCGAGGAGCCCATCGTGGCGCCCGCTGAGCCAGAACGAAGCCTGTTCTGCGTGCAATGCGGAGCCCCGTGGGTTGCGGAGGAACCCGAACGAGATCGCCCGCGTTGCGCTGTCTGCGGCAGCCCGTCCTACCAGAGTCTGCGCAGTGAAGCGGTGCCGCCCGCGCCGCCTCCCAAGATGACGCCCGAGCGACCTCCTGCGGTGCCGCTGAGGATATGCGGAGAATGCAACACGCCAGTTCCGACAGCTGTAGAGCATCCGTCGTGGGGAGTCGCGATCGAACGGCGTTGTCCAAATTGCGGAAGTGCCAGCTATCGCGTCACGACGTCGGCTGAACTGCAGGTCGATGCCGTAGTGTGACGATGTCGGAACGAAAATGTGGATGCTGCGGTGCAGTCGCGGCGCCCCATAGATCTGCCCAGGTGCGGATTCAGCAAGCGCCCGACAGATGCCGGTGCGGCGCCAGCTGCTGGATTGAAGAGATCTCCAGCGAGGAATTCGTCAAGCGTCACCAAGAGGATGAACAACGGCGGAAGCTGAAGAAGCCGAACCCGAGACCAGATGACCCATGGGGGCTGTGACGGCCCCCTGTTGCGAAAAGGAAAACACCCATGACTGCTGTTGCAGGAACCGTCGTTTCTGTCTCGAACTTCCGTACGCCGGGCGGCCGCAAGGCGTCGTCTGACTCTCCTGCGCAGGATATCCTGTGCTGCGATGTTGGCGTCAACTTCACAGGCACGTACGCGGCCTACACGTCTCCGACGACCGATGGATTCAGCGCCGCGGCCGTTACGACCGCTATCCAGAATGCTCGTCGTAATGGCCGCACCGTCACGCTCTTGAGCGCATGCGGCGCGATGCCGGGCCTCGAGACCTCTACCCCGCTGGGAGCCTACGCTTGCGTGGTGCCGTGGCAGAGCGCTACGGCGGGCACCATCTGCGGAGCCCTCACGGGCGGCACGCTTGCGGCCGAACACGCGGGCGCGTTGCTGGCGCAGACCAGCCCCGTGTTCATTCAGGTCTGCTTCAAGGAAGTGTAACGGCCATGGCGCTCGACATCGAGCCGGCCGTTGGCTGCGTGGCACTAAGGATCCTCGATGAGGAGGAACCCGAGAGTGAACGCACGCCATCGATGTCAGGACCGGTTGCCGCGGAGAAGGACAACAAGGCCGTCATGGCCTTGTGTGTTGGGATTGGCAAGGACGTCAAGCAATGCAAGAAGGGCGACACGGTGTTCTGCCGTGACTTCGTCCGACATGGCCTGAAGGTGGACGACGATACCGTCATCGTAGAAGCGTACGCCGTCATGGGCCGAGTAGTAGTTGGATAACGCTGCCACGGCAGCAAATCCCCCAACGGATACCCCGCCGGTTAAACGGGAGCAAGAGGGATCATGAACACGATTCATCGTCAAGGTTTGTTCGCATTGCCCACAAGATTGCTTCGTAGCGGAGAGGCTGGGGGCGGCGGAAGCGTCCCGACGTCTCCAGTCGAGACTCCCGCAGCTTCAGGCGCGACTCCAGCGATAGCGACGCCGGCAACACCTGCAACACCTACAACGGTCTCGACTACAATGCCAGTTGCCGCCGGTGAAGCACCGCCGACGTCTCCACAGTCCGTAGACCCCGTTTGGTTCAATGGCCGGATGGAACAGAAGGCGCGCTCCACCCTCAAGGAGGCAGCGGCCAAACTGGGCGTTGGGTCAATCGAAGAAGCGGCCGCCATCATCGCCAAAGCCAAGGTAGCGGAAGAGGCGTCCAAAACGAAGCAGCAGAAGGACGCCGAAGAACGCGCGGCCTTGGAGGTCCGGGCTCGGCGAGCTGACGAGCTGGAGGTCATTGCGAAGCAGCATGCCGCGGCAGAACTCGCCAAGCTGACACCGCAACAGCAAGCATACGTCACGAAACGAGCAGGAGAGGATTCGGCCAAGATCCTGTCCGAGATTGACGATCTGAATCTGCTGCTGGCATCGATGCCGAGACAAGCAACACCCGTGGAGGTCCCGGCTTCCGCGGCACAAGCGGCGCCAGCGACCGCGGCATCGAAGCCTCCCATGCCGGCGCCGGCCAACACGTCGTCACCACCCGCGACACCACCCGCGACACCACCGTCCGCGCCCAATCATCTCGAAGTTTTCGAGCGTTTGCGGATCAGCAATCCGTTTGCCGCCACCACCTATTTGGAAAAGCACCAGCGCAACATCTACGCGCAAATCGAAGCCCGTCGCCAGAAGCGATAACGCCCTCTGGCTCCTCGGGCAGGAGCACATATCATGGGAAATATCACGAGAGCAACACTCCCCGAGGAGTTCTTCGATACCACGTCTGCAACGATGCTGAAGCAGCCGGAGCCGCAGTATTTCTACGGCTTGCTGCTCAAGCGAGCGCTGGGGCTGTCGTTGGCCAACCTGAACGTTGGCGGACTGCCGCTCCCGGGACACGAGATCGCGACCGAAGGCGCGGACTACCCAGGCGCCGAAGAACAGCGCCTGGAGCTCGAGCGCGACATCATCTCGAGTAACGCCATCATCGTGGTGCCGGAGCTGGGCAAGGGGCCTGGCGATACGGTTCGGCTGAACCGGCCGAAGTTCAGCGACACCACCTACACGATGGCGAGTCGCCGCATCCTGCCCAACGCCACGATCTCCGTTACGCCCATCTCGGTGCAGAGCGAGCAGGTATCGTTGACGCTCGACCGGTTCGGTGGCCCGTACGACTCTACCAACAACTGCGTGGCACCGATCGGGATCGACCAGTACACGGCCAAGCTGCCGGTCCATCAGTTGATCCAGGTACGGGGCACGCACCTCGTGCGAGACTTCGACAAGTCGGTCGACTCCTGGATGGTCACGCTGTTCGATCTGGCCGCCAACGCGATCTATGGCGGAAACGCGACCGCCATCACGGACTACATTGCGGCCAATGACCACAGGTTCGACCTGGACATGGTCCGGCGAGCTGGGCAGAAGCTGACGGAGCTTCACATCCCGCGGTTCCCCGATGGGAAGTGGATCATGAGCCTGACGCCGAAGCAGATCGCTGACTTGGGCGCAGATCCGGAATACCAGCGAATGACTCGCTTCGACTTGAGCAAGACGGGGCTCAACTCGGTGTATTCCACGACCTACTACGACACGGTTGGCGACTTCAACATTTTCAAGAACGCGACCCTCAACACAAGCGCGACCGGATCTGGTGGCGCGACCGTGCACTATGGGCATGCGTTCGGGCCTGGCATGATCGGGGCCGGAATGGGCGACATGCCGGAAGCTCGACAGAGCACGACTACGAACTACGGGACGACGTCGCTCGTCATCTGGATGTGGATCGCGGCGTTCTCGGCGCTCGATAGCCGCTTCTGTCTGTCGATGCGGTCCGACTGATCGCGAGTCCAGTGGCCACCCCATATCAGGAGAACATCCCATGAGCTACAACGCAAGACTCGCAACAAGTCAGGCCGCAACGGCCACGACCGGCATCGCGGTAGCGGTCGCCGGGACTTCCGACGGCAGCTGGCTAGATCTGGCGTACGCGCAGCCCGGGTCGGAGATCCATGCTCGCGTGACCATGACGGTCAAGACGACGTCCGCCGTCATGACGCCTTCGATTCAGGTCAGCAATGACCAGAGCACCACGTACACGTACTCGACGGGGACCGCCACCGCTGCCGGGAATGGCAGCGAGGTGATCACGAGTGCGATCCTCGGGACCAACGGCGCTCTCCCGTGGAAGTTTGCTAGAGTACGGATTACGGTTTCTGGCGCCTCTACGGTCGCGGCCGACGACAAGATCGCGATCTCGTGGTCGTACCTGCGCGATACCGTGACGGGCTGATGCTGCTCTGAGCGAGGCACGAGATGGCGTTCACGACGCAAGAGCTCTGGCGGCTCCGGTACGAGTTGGGCTACCCACTCGTGACCGTCGGAGCTCTTCCGTATATCGATCTCGTGACGATCTTCGAGCAGGTGATCGCCCAGTACATGAACGAAGGGGCCGACACGACAAGCAGCACTGCCGTCGTGGCCGCCACGACTCCAACGCTCGTCACCCTGACGCTCGCCAGCGCGGTCGGGTTCACGGCACAGGATCGTGTCTACGTAGACGTAGATGACGCCCAGGAGTTCGTTACGGTCCGGTTCGTCACCGGCAATACCATTGGGGTCTTCCTGACCAAGGCCCACGCGGCTCTGTATCCCGTGACGGTCGACGGCGGTGTTGCGCGGGCTCGCGCGATATTTCGCAAGCTGGATTCAATTGACGCTCAGCTGGGCTCGACCGCCATGCAGGCGGCCGGAATCAAGAAAGTCGACGAGATCGAGTTCTTCGCCAACGCCAGAACGGGCAATTCGTCGGTCTCGTCCGACTTGGAACGTCAACGCAAAGAGTGGCGTCAAGAGCTGGCCGATACCCTTGGGGTGACGAACCTTAGAGCTGTCAGGAGATCGTCGTCGCAGCACCGGACGGAGGTGTACTGATGGCTTCCTTTGCCACCAATCTGCTGCCCGCGATTCACAAGATCCGGGCGATTCCAGGATTACTTGGCGTGCATCCCCATACCGTCACGGTCGTCCAAGGGTCGTGGTCAGGAGACCATACGGGCGACGGCACCGAGACCACGACCGAAATCCCGATCGTGCAAGCGAATGGGCAGCCGCCGCACGTTAGGTGGGCCAGCAACGAAGAGATCGCGGTCGGGCAGCTGCATCGCGGGACCTGCATCATTGGCCCCATGACGCCGCAGTTCACAACCAGTGGAGGCGGCGGAACATCATTCAGGTGGTTCGGGACCGATGTCGACACGGGCGATACCGTCTACCTGCGGATCACGGGCCCGCATCATCCCAATGGGGCTCTGTATCGATTGAGGCATGTGCATCAAGAGAGGGCTACGCAGATCATGTTGGAAGCGGAGCCCGTCACTGAGAAGGCCGTGACGGTGTAGAGCCGTCAAATTTTGAAAGGGGGACACGATGCTGGCGCCAATACATTGGCCGTTTTGGGATTTGCGCGTGGCACCGAACGGTGTCAGCGTAGCGTATCGTGACAGTGCTGGAAATCTCGTGCAACTCACGGACAACGCAACGTGCGTTGCTCAGCTCACGAGATGGTTGGACCGCATTCCCGGCACTGTACCGTCTCCATACTTGAGTCGAGGCATCGGTACCCTGACGGGAACGGTGCCGGTCTCCGTTGCGTTCCCAGACATTACCGATGATAATTTCGTGTCTATCACGAGGACCTCGACTAGCGGCGGCGGTGACACGGGCCACATCGTGGTAGAGAAAACGGTTGGAGTTGGGTTTACAGTCCGGAGCACTAGGGCCAACGACACTGGCACATTCTCGTACCTGATCGAGTGAGATAGATGTCCGTCAACTCAATGGTCCTGACGGCTGGCGACCTGCACCTGCCGGTTGTGGCGGCCGACTTCACCACCACCGCGACTCCTCTGGACCCAGGGCGAGCCAAGTTGGCGGCGCTGTTCAAGGCCGCGATCAACGATGAGCTTGGTGAGGTATGGACGAAGCTGACGGCCGGGTTGACGGCAGGGCACCCGTTCTACGGCACCACGCCCGTCGAGGACGTGCTGGAGCTTGAGCCGACCCCAAAGGTCATGCAGGAGCGAAGGCCAGCGTGGCCGCTCTTGTGCATCCACAGAACCGGCACCGCGCAGTGGTCCGAGCATACGCTTGAGATCGACAAGGTCGTTCAGCCGTGGGCTCTGCACTACATCCTAGGACCGCTCGACATCGCGGGGCTGCGGCAGTTCGGCGACATCTGCGTCGCGGTCGCGAAGATCGTCATGGCGGTCATCCGCCGGCGAGGGCATGCGTCATACGAGAGCGGGGCACTACAATTCTTTCCTGGCAAGGGTGGATTTGCCAGCATCACCATGACGTCGACCGAGGGTCCGGGGCAGGCCTCGTTCGCGGGAGACGAGCACCGAACCGTCTACTACGCCATGACGCTGCATCTCGAGACCATGGAGACCAACGTCGATCTAGCGGGCGAGGCCGGAGACTTCGACGCCGTCGACTTCGACGTTTCGGTCGGCAACGATGCCGAGTCGGTCCCGTCGCTCATTCAGGCGGCGTCTGACCAGACGGGGCCGCTATCTGGGTAAGTCACGATGCCAGCTCGGATGTATCAAAAAGCGGCTGAGCTCATCGCCAACCCGCGCAACATCAAACGTGTGAAGATCGTAGACGTACCAGCGATGACCCCCAAGCGTTTGGCCATTCACGAGGCCGCGCATGCAGCGGTTGCTTTAGCCAGGGGAGGACGCGTTGGCTACGCGACAGTGAAGGAGAGCAAGACGGCGCTTGGACACGTTAAGGTGTTCCATGTGAAGTATCCGCGAAGCAAAGCTCACTCGGACGCGATCGCAACAGCTCTTGCGGGCGTGACGGCTGAACGGATCGCTTATCGTGGTGGCCATGCTGGCCCTGCTCCGTGGCGCTACCTAATTAGCGATGACGTTTGCGAAGCTAGGAAGCATGCGGCCACGAAGGCCCGTAGACGCCACGACAGAGAGGTGGTGCTGCAACGCCAATACGTCACAACGCGACGTTGGCTATGTGCACACTGGGAAGCGATACAAAAGCTAGCCTTTGCGCTGATGAAGCGCAAAAGACTAACGGGCAAGCAGATCGCTAGACTGATGTCGGGATGAACTTCTGCGTACCTCCTCCATGGCATCCATGGTGGAACCGCATCCCTAGCGCTGATCCAGAAATCAGTTGGACGGATGAACAAGACACCACGGTTTCGAGTACTTCGCGCGATTCGGGGCAGGACTCAAATGCGCCGCTCATTCATCCCAACGCTTCTGTCGTGCATACAATCGATTGCGCGGAGAAGCCTACAGATCGTGGCCAACGATAATTCGTCCACATGATCGGACCTTTCAATTTACGAGAGATCCACGCCATCCACACCCGTTTCCTGATCCAGCAAGACAAGGAACTGTCGGCCGCGGCCGAGGAGGCGGGCGAAGCAGGCGAATACTACGTGCAAGAGCGGCCCAAGTTCACGCCTCGCACGGGTGCGCTACAGCGCGCTACCGACCACAGGGTCATCAGGACGAAGAGCGGACGTATCATCAGGCTGCAGAATCCCAAGGACTACGCGGCCCCGATTGACAAGGGTGCGAGGCCGCACGGCATCGAAGCCACACGAGCGCCGCTGCTCCGGTTCTTCTGGAAGAAGAAAGGCCGATGGGTGGCGTGCAAGCGCGTCCACCATCCTGGCAACAAGCCGTATCGGTTCCTTCATGACGCCACCTGGGTAGCGGGGCGATCGTTCGAAAAGTCAATGCTGGTTCGAATGGCTCGATTGAGCCGTAATTTCTGAGTCTACATAAGCGTGCGCTACGCCGCACGGGGAGCAACATCAAATGAAGCTGCGACTACTCGCACGCGAGAACGCGGTTGCGTTCGTCCCTGGCGCGCCCAGGGCGGTCAATCAGCCTCCGCATTACATCGGGAGACGGCACGTCGTAGAGAACGGGGTTGGAAAATTTCCCGCCACGGAAGAGGGCACGGTGGTCGATCTCGACCAGACCTCGCCTGAGTTCTGGCGATACCAGAAGCTGGTTTCACGCGGAGATGTGTGGGCGGGCAACGCCGAGACCGCTGCAGCCCTGGGGGTTGCGTTCGTCTCTGTCCTGTTCCGCGACGGAGCTTGGGTTAGGTCTGCAGCCGCGATCGCGACTGCTCGCAAGGAGCAAAGGTAATGGCTTCAGCTCTCATCCCCATCACGGGAATCGATTCTGGCTACAGGGTTCCGGGCGTCTACGCCGAGATTCTGTTCGCGCAAGGGGCCTCCAGTGCTGCCCAGGGAGCACGTGAGATCTGCCTGGTCATGCCCAAGCTGTCGACCGGCAGTTGGACCGCCGCAACGCTCTATCGCATCACTAGCGAGAAGGACGCGATCGACGGGGCCGGCATTGGCTCTCCACTGCACCTGGGGGCCAGGATCGCCCTGCAGGCCAACAAGAACGCCAAGCTTTGGGGACTTCCGGTTGCCGAGACCTCAACCGTCAGTCCTGTCGCGGCCACGTGGGGCGTGACCGTTACCGGGACCGCAACCGGGACCGGCACCCTAACGGTTGACTGCATCGGCGAGACCGCAAGCTACACGTTTGCAAGCAGCGCCGACCAGAACGCCATTGGGGCCGGCATCATCGCGGCCATCAATGCCAAGACGCACTGGCCCATCACGTGTGCAGGAAATTCAACCGTGACCGCGACGGCGAAGCTGAAGGGCGAGAGCCAGGGCACGGCATCGGTGCCGGCGATCCGCATGAGGTCACTGGTGACGAGCGGGGTCGGGATCACGCTTGCGACGACCGGAAACTTCCTGGGAGACGGGACCGGTACCCCTGGAGCCGAGGGCGGCACGACCGAGGCGGCCAACACCCTGACGGCCCTGAACGCCATAACGGCCACGAAGAAGTACTACCTGGTGTCGAGTGCGATCGACGCGACGACGCTCGGTCACTTCAAGACGCATCTGGCGACGAAGGCCGAACCACGACAAGGCCTGCGAAGCCAAGCCGTGGCGGCCTACGTAGGAAGCCTTTCGACGTGTCAGACGCTTGCGACGGGCAAGAACTACGAGCGCCTAACGATCGCACATCAGATCAACAGTGAATGGCACCCCGCCATGGTGGCGGCAAACCTGGGGGCCGTCATGCAGAAGCGGCAACAGACCGATTCTGCATACAACTTCGCGAGCTACTCTGAAGCGGACTGGATGGTGCCGCCTGCGTACGCATCGGGAGATTGGCCGGACAGCGATGACCAGAACGATGCCATCACGGACGGCATCACCGAGATCGCGAGTAAGGACGGTGGCAGCTACATCGTCATGTTGTGCAACACCAGGTCGAAGGATTCAACGGGAACACTCGACGACTTCCGCGTAACGGAAGGCCACCGAGTCTCGGCAGCGGACGAGTTCGTTGACGAGATCGTGACCGCGACGTCGCTCAATCACAAGGGACAAAAGCTCCTAGACGATGAGCGGTTATCCGACGGCTCGGTCAACCCGAACCAACGCAACATCTCTGGCGTCGTGCGGCCATCGCATCTCCGCCGTGAGTTCTTCCAGCAGGTCGATGCCTACTACAGCGCCGGCAAGATCCAGGAACCGCAAGCGTCAAAGGACAGCTTCCGCGCCATCAAGTCGCCCGCCAATGCCTCCAGGATCGAATCTTCGTTTGATCTCAAAGTCATTGATCACTGCAATCAAGTCACGTTCCGAGTCGCGGAAACCAGCACCGGCTGATTGGTTGTTAGCTGGTTGAACACATCTCAACAGTAGCGCCCAGAACCAATTGGGTGCAGGCGGAGGCCTGTCATGGCACTTCAGGATTATGCAAAGATCCCAGTGTTTTACAACGGGGGATCGGTCATGCAGTACACGAGTATTCGTATGACGACGAACAGCGGTCAACAGCGCGTCGACCTCCTTCAGGAAGGTCTCGCGGGGTTCACGCCTGGGTCTGGCGATACCGAGATCGAGCTTGGGATCGCGATTCCGATCGGCGGCCCCGAGTACGACTACCAACAAGACTGCGCGTCCGGCGCGTACGTGACGTTCCAGGTTGGTGTCGGCAAGGTCGGGTACATCGGACGAGGCAAGATCCAGAGCACACAGATCAACCAGTCCGTCAACGCCGCGTCCGAGGGAACCGTCACGTGGCTTGGAGAGCTCAAACAATTAGAGTAAAAGTCCTGACACTTGGCGCGCTTTGGATAGGAAGCGATGTGCGCCATGAAACAAGAACTCGAGCCCGTCCGGCTTGGCGCCCCACCTATCCAGCGCCGAGTTGGGCGGGCTTGATCTTTTCTGGATAGGGATAAACGTAATGCTGTACGTTAACGCAAAAACCAAAATCAAGTACAACGGATCGGATCTGC